AAAATGCCGCATCTACAGTTAAAGCAGATGCGGCATAATAATTATTCTGTTTTTAAATCATCTGGCGATGCGGAGAAATAATATTCGAATTCGGAACTGTCATAATCGCTGCCTAACATTGAATTTATTTTGTCCGCAATAGATGTTCCTAATTCCTCTCCGAATTCAGCATCTTCAACTTTTGTTCTTTTATATTCTGTAAAAATGTTTCCCCAGTCGTCTTGTGTGCCTGCATAGTAAATCTGGATGAGATCGCCATCTTCTTTAGGATTTAAGTAAGATAAGGTTTTATCTGTTACGTTTATCATACTTTTAGGAAAAAATACTTTTTGAACATCACAGGAATTAAAAACAGCATCATATATTTCAGTAATTCCTTCTTGAAAAATAACTGATTCAACATGAGAACTTCCAATTCCAATCTGGAAATCTGATAAATCTGTTGCGTAGTCTGTTCCGTCAATATTGTATGATGGAAGAATTTCCAAAATTTTGCACTTGCCATCATAACCGTGCAATTTCACAGAGTTTCCCTCTATATCATAATCAAAATCACTGATTACACCGTACTTTTCAGAGTCATCCTTTTGAACTTCAACGCCAGTCACGCCGCCTGCATAAGTTGGAGTAGAAACTCCTAAAATTGCAAAAGTACAAAATGCAATTAATAGCTTTTTCTTCATAGACATTTCCTCCTTGGTATTAGTTGACTTTATTATATCACTATAAATCAAAACAACAAAGCAGAATATAAGAAAAGACCAGAGCTTTTTATTCTCTGGCCTTTCTTTTTTTTAATTGTTTTCCAATTCTGTTAGGATTTCTTGGAGCTGCTTCCAATGTTCATCACTGAGCTTTGCAAACTTGACAAGAATCTTCTTAGCAAATTCATTATCCCCGGTCATTACCGAATCAACGATAGCCTGCGCATCGCCATCGTCTTGGAACATTTCGCCGTTTCCATTCACGAGCCAGCCATAAGAAACATTATAAGTATTACAAATTAGCTTTAAGAAGTCGTCATCTGGAGTTGTTCTTCCAAGTTCTATATTTTCAATTTTTCCACGGCTTTTCAAACCGAGTTTTTTGGCGAAGTCTTCTCTTGAAAGTCCCAAATGTTTACGCAATATTTTCAAACGTTCTTCCATTTTGCACACCTCCTTTCCTTAAGGTATGACTAAAGTATAACATTTACTAAATGCGTTGTCAACGCATAAAAAATAAAAAATACGTTGACAATGCGTTGAGAATGTGCTATTATACATTTACAACGTAACAAGAAACAGGAGGTGAGAAAATGTCGGAGGAAAAGAGACAACTTATTAGAGATGTAACAACACGAATCAATAAACTTCCAGAAGATAAAAAACATTATATTCTGGGGTATATGAACGGCGTTGCTGATACCGTTGAAAGTAATTCGCGGAAAGATGTAATGGAGATTAAGAATAGTGATTAAGAGAAGAGGTGATAACCACGGAACAATTAATGACAATCAATTATGATGGCAATGAACCAACTGTATCAGCTAGAGAGTTACATAAATCTCTTGAAATCAGCAAACGATTTTCAGCATGGTTTGAGACAAATTCTCAGGGATTCGTTGAAAACGAAGATTTTACAAGTGTACTTTCAGGTACGGTTGTAAATAACGGAGCACACAGAGAAATACAAGACTATTCCTTATCAGTAGATATGGCGAAACACATTTGCCTTATGAGCAGAACTGAAAAAGGGAAAGAATGTCGACAGTATCTCATCGACCTCGAAAAAGCATGGAATACACCAGAACAGGTTTTTGCTAGAGCATTGAAGATGGCGGACCAGACGATTGCGAAGTTGAAAGATACAAATAAGTCTCTTGTGGAGAAAATTGAAGCTGATAGACCGAAAACAATTTTCGCAGATGCAGTATCTGCAAGTCACACATCAATTCTTATCGGAGACTTGGCAAAACTTATCTGTCAGAACGGATACCAGATAGGACAGAAACGATTGTTCCAGTGGATGAGAGACAATGGCTATCTGATGGTTTCTGGAAGTTCACGAAATATGCCAAAACAGAAATACGTTGAGCAGGGATTATTTGAAATCAAAGAATCTAATGTTCAGAATCCAGATGGTTCAGTAAGAATCACACGCACGACAAAAGTCAGTGGAAAGGGACAGTTGTATTTCGTGAATAAGTTTCTGGGACAGGAAACTGAAAAAGCAGACGGTTATTGAGAAAGGAGTCATAAATGTGCTAAAGCAATTTTTAAAAAGATTATTCGCACCGCAGATTGTAAGAATCCCAGATAAGACAAGAGTAATGTGCTTTGCGAGAAATGGAAAGAAATATGTGAAAGTGTTCAACACTCAAAACGGTGCAAACATTTGTTTCCAAGTGAAATCCATTGATTATGCAAACAGCGATTTGAAAGATGAATACCACCCGGAAACAATGTTCGCAGACATTGAAAGCAATCAAAGCGTCACGATTTTGAACCAGTAGGTGTAGTCGTTACATTTTGAACATTTAGGGATGATCTTACCGGGTTTTACAGTTCTTTTAGAGTTGCAATTACAGCAGGTGAAAACAGTAGTTTCAGTTACTTTTTCACCGGATCGGAAAAGACCATCTACGTATGGAAGTAATAACAAAATTCCTATCTCCTTTCAAATTACTCGGCGTTATAGAGCCTGTGGTTACATTATAAAGAGGTTAGGAACGAAACTCAATAGAAAGGATTTTGCATGAAAAATTTAATATTCAGATTCAGAAAAAGAAAGAAGGTAAAACCATACAAAGTAGATACTTCACAGAAAGGATTTGAATATGTGGGTATTAAATTATCTGATGAACAATTCCAAGATATGTGTAATTTGAATCTGCTGTGGGCAAACGATAGGAAAGATATTCCTGTTTTTAACATGCTTGTTCTTATGAAAGTTTTAGGCTTATTGCCATCTGAAATGATGCGTGATAACGAAAGTGATGATTCTGGTGATGATATTTATGAACGGAAGTTCGGAAAGATAAGAAGATGAGTCAATCTTATACCACAGAAAGGAAATGATATGTTGGAAGAAACAAATGCATTACTCAAGCAGATTTTGGAAGAACTTAAAGCCATTCGAGAAGAAGTTGCACATACGAGAACGAAAAAAGTAACGCACACGGCAAATATTGACAGGAAGACAATTGCCGAATGCGTTACCGATGGAATTCAAAACGCTTTATACGGGAAACGAGCGTTTAATCCGAAAGATTCTGAATAGCAAAATCATATGCACGTTTTAAATATTGAATTTCGTCATTTGACATAGAAGTATTTCCAGCCAATGGAGCTTCTCTTCTGTCAAGAACGTATTCATTTAATTTAGACTTTGCATAAGTAATTGCTAAATCATGAACTATTTGTTCTTTATCCATAATACACACCTCCCTTCGAGGGAGATTATACCACAGAAAGGAAGTCAGTATGAAAAAAGAAGAAATAAATGAGTTTATGAATATGACATTACAGGAGAAAAAAGACAAAATTATTGAAATAATTCGCGAGATTCCAGAAGATTCTCCGATTCACAAGGAACTGTACGAAACACTGAAAAGAGAAATGGAGGGAAAATAGAATGATCAAATGTGAAGGCGGGAAAGTTGAATTAGAAGAAGATGCAAATAAGTTGCTTTCTGAATTAACCGCGATATGCAGGGGACTAAGAGTTTTCCTTGTGAAAGAAGGATATTCCAAGGAAAAAGCCGATGAACTTGTTTCTGAATCAGCTCAGATGGGGTTGTGGACAGACGAAAAAATACAAGAAGAACTTGACAGATTAAGGACAGAAACGCTTAGAACGTTTGCGGAATTAATATCGGGGAGAAAGATTTTTGAAGGAGGAAAAGAGAATGATTAAAAGTAAAGATGGAGCAGTTGAGGTAAAGGGAAGTACAACAGTTTTAATGACTGATTTGTCAATGATTATTAAATTGTTGAGAGAGACTTTTGAGGAAGAAGATATTCCAAAGGAAACAGGAGATAAACTTATCAGAAAGGCTGTAGACGTTGGGTTCTGGACGGAAGATAAGCTTGACAAGGAACTTTCCAATATGCGAGCGGAAGTACTTGGAAAACTTATGGGATTAGCATTGTCGTCAATCTGGGGAGGGGCAAAGGATGAATAAAAACACTTACGAAGCAGAAACTCTCGAAGAAGAATTTGCTTTACTAGCCGGCAGGCTTACAGCTTTGGAAGCGGTTTTAAATGCTAATGATAGCACATTCATTGATAAAAAGTATGTAGCTGCGATCATGGGGATTAAATATTTCGAAGGGGATTCCGATAAGAAAGAAGAGTGAAACGCCCCGGAGGTGACGCAACACCTACCGGAGCACGTATCTAACTTAATTAGGGTAAGTTAAATACAGGATAAGTATAGCACACCTTCCTGTATTTGAAAAGAAAATTTATACCAGGAGGGCATTTTTTATGTCTAAAATCACAAAACACACCGAAAACGTAACTAAAAACCAGAGTCTTGCAAGCGAAATCATCGCAGATCAGGTGGCAAAAACAAAACGTCTGGAAGTCGCAGTTGTAGCACTATCAGTAGCTTTACTTGCAGCAGCAGCAACCAAAAGAAAGAAGTGAGGGATATGAGAAAAAGAATGTATTTTATCGGAGTGATGGCACAGGTTGGAACATTTTTCACGATTGCATTATTGCTCTGGGGGATGACGAAAATGGATGTACTTGAGCTGCTCTGCATAAGTGCAATGGTATCTTCAATGGTATCCCTTCCTATTTTATGCAGCTAGAAAGGTGGGTAAACGGAGTTGAATAAGCTTTTGGAAAACAATCAGGTAACACTGGTTGGAGAAATTAAAACAGAATTTGAATTTAGCCATGAAGTATATGGTGAAAAATTTTACCGATTCGAACTTAGCGTAGAACGATTTAGTGGAACGAAAGATGTTCTTCCGGTTGTAGTTTCTGAGAGACTCATTGATGTGAATCAGAACTATACAGGAGAAATGATGGAAATTCAAGGGCAGTTTAGATCGTTCAATAAGCACGAAGGAAATCGCAGTAGATTGCTTCTTTTTGTGTTCGCAAGAGAAGCAAAATTCATGGACAAAGACGCACTTCCAGTTAATCAGATTCTTATGGATGGTTTTACTTGCAAGAAACCAGTATACAGAACAACACCTAATGGAAGAGAGATTGCAGATGTACTTCTGGCGGTAAATAGATCATACGGCATATCTGATTATATACCATGCATCTGCTGGGGCAGAAATGCAAGATACATGGGAACCTGCGGAACTGGCACACATATTATTTTACAGGGAAGAATCCAGAGCAGAGAGTACAACAAAAAAGTCGGAGATCAGGTCGAGAAGAAAATAGCCTATGAAGTGTCGGCTTATTGGGTGGAGGATAAAACAGCATGAAAACAGTAGAATTGAAACAGGTTAACATTGAAAACTATAAGAAATTTGAAGCAGCGGAATACCAGTTTGCACCACGAACGATGGTGTCCGGTAGGAACCGTCAGGGTAAAACAACGTTGATGGACGCATATTTTGATACACTGACCGGAAAGCTTGCAGACGGTACATCTCCGAATAATGTCAGAAGAAAAGAAGACGGAGAAGAAGTTGAGGGTGTCGTATCAAGAGAACTCACACTTCTGATTGATGGAGAGGAAACCGTGATCCGTAAGGAAACGAAGAAAGGTAAATCTTCCAGTACCACAAAATATCAGGTTGATGGGTTTGATTACAACCAGACGAAGTATAAGGAATTTTTAAAAGGAATATCAGACTCAGAAACCATTATGATGTGTAGTAATGCCAGAGTATTCCTTAATGAACTTCGAAAATCAACAGCAAGTGCCAGAGTAATGCTTGAAAAGATGGCAGGGTTCAATGCGGATAAAGTATTACAGGACAATCCAGAAGTTTCGGAAATCATCAAGAATCATTCTGTCGAGGAAGTTGTGAAAAAACTCAATAGAGACAAAAAAGACTTCCAGAAGAAAATTGATGCCAAAAAGGTTGAAATTGATACCGTAAAGAAACAGGGAACACCAGATTTTACCATTCTTGAAGAAAAGAAGAATGCCGTGCTGGATAAACTGAATGGTCTTCTTGAAAAAGAAAAGCTGCTAAATGAAACCAATAAAGCATATGACGAGCTCTGCTACGAGATTACAGGTCTCAAGAAATCCAGAGATGCGATCATTTCAAATGCAGCAGAAGCATTACAGGAAGAAAAGAGAAAAATCGTTTCCTTATTAAATGACAGGCGATTCAAGCAGAAACATGAAGAAGAAAATCTCCGAATTCTGGGAAATTTCCTTGCGACCGCTGAGAAACCAGAACGAATTCAGCAGAGAATTACGGTTTTGCAGGAGAAATACAAACAGACATATGCGTCCAGTTTTGATGATTCTACATTGAAAGAAATCGAAGCAGAGGAATTCAATCCGGAATCAACTATTTGCCCGACTTGTGGTCAGAATCTTCCGGAAGATCAGATTGAACAGCTTAAGTCCAATTTCGAGAGGATTAAACAGATCAGAATTGATGCAGAACTGAAAAAGAAAGAACAGTTCGAAAAAGACAAACAGCAGAAACTCAGAGAGATCAATGAAGATGGACAGGCGGAAGTTTCCAGAAAGAAAGAAGTAGACAAGTCACGCGGAGAACTGGAATCTCAGATTGAAAAGGCAAAGCAGAGTATAGTAGCACTTGCGTCCGAGGTTGCTCAGATTAAGCAGAGGTTGAGCGGTATGCCGGAAGAACCGGATATGTCCGGCAATGAAGAATACCAGGCATTGCTAGCCGAAGTCCAGAAGAAGCAGGAACAGATGGACAGCATGGCAAATAACTCTGATGAGAAAGAAGCTGTAATGCAAGAACGACTGGAAGTGGAACGCCAGTTAGCACAGATAGATGCAGATATTCGGCAGCAGGAAAAAATGAAGCAGGAAAAAGCAGACGAAATCGAACAGTTAGCAAAGGAACAGAGAGAATTATCACAGAAAGAATCCGATGTTCAGTCACAGATTGATTTGCTGAAAGAGTTTTCCATTCAGAAGAATCAGGCACTCGCAGATACAATCAATCCACATTTCAAACATTTCCAGTTCCAGTTTTTGGACTACACACAGGATGGAGAACCAGTGGAAGTATGCCGGATGATCGTAGATGGTATTGATTACTTCAACGGGCTGAACCACTCTGATCAGATTCTGTGCAACATTGACCTTGTGGCAGGATTGCAGGAACTGAACGGATTGAAACTTCCGATTTGGATTGACGATGCAGAATCCGTGAACGAAGAGCGTTTTCCGAAGATGGAGCAGCAGGTTATTTACTTGAAAGTATCTGACAACGAGTTAAAAGTGGAGGGATTCTAACATGACGTACAATATTTCAGAGGCTATCAAGGCACAGGAACAGTTCTGTGATAAGAATGAATATCCGCGTTTTGCACCGGACAATGGTATCTGTTGGGACTGCCATCAGAATATATATTCCGAAAACGGGAGAACCAGATACGGTAAGAAAACACATGGTATTTCAGTAGAAAGTGCCGGACATTATCTGATTACAGGATGTCCGTTTTGCAGTAGAAGCTATTGCGATTAAGACAGGTGCACAATTAATACTCTTGAAAGTTATTGATGGGATATGACAGTAACAGAAGTTTAGGAAATACAGTTAAAGAAAGAGTGAGGTATAAATATGACATTATATGAATTACAGAAAATTCTTGGAGAAAGAATTGAACTTACAAACAAAATGGATATGTCGAACGAGGAAACAAAAAAAGAGAATGAGAAGTCCGACATGATTGCAAGACTTGCCAAGCAGATGATTAATAATGCGGATGTTGTTTTGAGAACAGATAAACTGATTTCAGAGGGAAAACTCAACAAAGAAAGCACTATTTCAAAGATAGTTGGTGAAAAATAGCGATGAGAGGATACACCAAAGAACAACTGAAATGGCTTGAAAGTAACTGCCAAAACGGTAGTTTTAGAGAACTTAGCAGACAATTTGAAGATGTTTTCGGAGTTCCAAAAGACTACAGATTGCTTCATGCAACATGTAAAAGACATGGATTTATAAATCCCAAAGGTAAAAATTGCACTTTTACGGAAGAACAAAGAGAATTTCTTACAAAAACACTTTCGGAGTTTTCTTACGAAGAAACTACAATGCTTTTTAACGAAAAATTTGAAATTAAAAAAACTAGAAAACAAATAGAAACTTTCTGTATAAACAATAGAATTAAAAGAAATTTACCACCACCAGAAATAGGATCAGAGCATATAAGCGGGAAGTATATCATGGTGAGAGTAAACAATGATAAGACTGTGCCCGAACATCAGCATTACAAAATGAAACAGCAGGTTGTTTGGGAAAAGTACCACGGAAAAATACCAAAAGGGAAGCTAATAGTATTTCTTGACGGTAACAGTCTTAACTGTGAGATAGAAAATCTATATTTAACAGACCGAAAGGTGTTCAATCTTTTAACTGTAAATAAGTGGCACTTCAATAATCGAGAACAAAAATTAGCTGCTATCAAATGGTGTGAACTGTACTTTGCGCAAGGCAAAGATGTAAAAGAAGAAAATCCCAATAAACAAGTACATGTCCCAATGACATACGACGAAAGGTTTAAAACTTGCGTAGTTTGTGGAAAAACGTATGAAGTATTTCAACGTCGAAAAAGTATTACTTGCAGTCGAAAATGTGCGGGAATTTTAAATAATGGAGAAAGTTTAAAAAAATACATGAACGAAAATCCAAGGAAGAGAAATATTTGTTCAGTTAATGGATGCGATAAGCCATGCCACGGAAGGGGATACTGCGATTTACATTACCACAGGTTTGTAAAGACCGGAAGCCCGTTTGGAGTGAAAAGAATAACATATAATTCCGTTCATGATGCAAAAGTAGTAAATCATTAAGAAAAGGAGAATTAAAATGGCAAACAAAACACAGTTAGCAACAGTAGGAGAACAGCAGGCAGCAGTTGTGATTAACAATCAGTTTATTGACGGATTGACAAAACAGCTTGAAGAAAAATGTAAATATGGTCTTTCTTTTCCAAAGGACTACAATCTCAGTAATGCACTTATGGGAGCATATCTGGTGCTCAAGGAAACAAAAGACAAAAATAATAAGCCGGTTCTGGAATCTTGCACATCCACAAGCATTGCAAATAGCCTTATGAATATGGCAACTCTTGGACTTTCAGTGCAGAAAAAACAGGGATATTTCGTTAGTTATGCCGGTCAGTGCCAGTTCCAGAGATCGTATTTCGGAAATATGACGATTGCCAGAAGATACGGAATGAAAGATATTCACGCAGAGATCATCTACCAAGGAGATAAATTCAAATATCATATTGAAGATGGAAATAAGGTTCTGGATTCCCACGAGCAGGATTTTATGAACATTGACAACGATAAGATTCTCGGAGCGTATGCAGTAGTGCTGATGGAAAATGGAACAAAGCATTTGGAAGTAATGAACATGAAGCAGATCAAGCAGGCTTGGTCACAGGGCTATGGTTACAAGGAAAATGGCAATGGAACGCATCAGAAATTTACTGACCAGATGGCAAAGAAAACCGTTATCAATCGTGCTTTAAAACAGATCATAAACACTCATGGCGATGTTTTCGTGCAGGAAGTTGAGGAAGCTACAGAAGAAATTCCAAAACAGGACATTATTGAACATGAAGTTGCTTATGAAATCGAACAGAATGCCAACAAGGAGGAATTCATTCCAGAGCCAATGGCAATCGAGGAACAGCCGAAACAGCCGACAGTCGCAGAAGTCGTTAAGCTAGCCGAGAAAGAACCAGTTCCGGCAGCAGTTGTCGAGCCAGAGATTCCGGATTTTATGAAACAGGAGGAAATGTGATATGAACAATAAAGAAATTTTACAGAAAGCAAAGGAACTGGTTGAACTTCTGGAAAAGCAGGAAGAAGCTGACAAGGTTGCGCTATCAATGCTGAAACGTGGAGATGTTTTTCAGACCACTGGAAAGCGTAAATACAAGGTTCTGGAACAGTATGGAGATACAACAAAAATTATTTCGCTTGATCTGGTGAAAGAAAATGTAGAGTTTGGTGATACCTCAGATTACAAAACATCAAACGTAAAGAAACTGTGTGACACTGAAATTCTGAAAGACTTCGAAGAAGAATTCGGGGCAGAAAATGTCGAAACACACACAGCAGATATTATCACTGCGGATGGACAGAAATTGGGGACTGTTGATTGTAAAATCCGTCCAATTACATTTGATGAAGCACGAGAATACACAGATATTACACCGAACAATGATCTGAACGACTGGTATTGGACATTATCGCCATGGTCAACGGAAGAACGTGGATGGAAAAAAAGTATTACCATTGTTTCCCCTTCGGGCAATTTCTACGACGGCTTTTGCTACAACGGTATTGGTGTTCGCCCAGTTTGTATCTTA